TGTCCATTCGTGGATGGGTCCGGATGCCGGATTACCGGTGGCCGCGTGTATCGCGTCGGTGATGGCTTTGCGGTCAGGCATGGGTGGTTTCCAATCGGTTTCGTTTTTCTAATAATGAATCCGAATATGCGTGCCACGCGGAACCGCGTTCGGTTTCCGGCACTAGCGATAGATGGCGCAATGCTTCGTCTATGTCGTGGATGGTTGCATCCTCGGCAATGGCAACGCTCATACCGTTTCCATGGCAAATGGCCGCCTTTCGACGGATAGTTTGGTGGGGATGCTATGGCATCGTACCGGAAGTTGTTTTTGTTTCGCAATGGGGGTGCACAACATGTTGTGGTGCGCCGTCGCAACAATTCAATTTGTAGCCACATTGGGTGCATCGCCATCGGCACGCGATGGGATCCAATGGTGTTCCGCAATTATCGCATTCCATTCCGGATCCGTTCCAAAATGGTTTCCCGATAATCATCCATTATCACGCGTATTTCGTCAGCGATCATGTTGCGTATTCCCGTTTCCGCGATTTCACACATTTGGCAAATGCCGTTATCACCGAACCGTGATTTCACATAGGTTTGGTTGCACGCGTCGCATCGACGTACGGGTGACAATGATTCACCGCATACCACGCATTGATCGTCACCGGTGTGTCCGTTGTCGTAGCAATATTCGGCAGCCGTTGTGTGCCAGCGGTGTCCACGTTTGGCGACATCGGGTGTGGTGTCTACGAACTGGGACGATTCATCGTTATTCCATGTTACGTCCTCTAACGTGGAATACGGTGGGTCATATTCGGGAATTGTTTCGTCGGACATTCCACCGGGTTTCATTAGTCCCATCCCATGTGGCCGCAATAGTAATGATCAAATCGCGAATTCGGCCGGTGTTCGAAAAACGCTAGGTTCATGGATGATCCGGTGACGTACCCGCAATTGCATTGTGCTTCGCGTTCCGATAAATCCGGTGGTTGCGCGATGGTGTCGGATCCGGGACGTATCCCGAAACAAATCACGCACACGGGATCACCGTTGCCACGGTTGCCGTTGGCGGCATGGCCGCATTCCATCATTACTACGTCACGCATGGTTGTGTCCCCAATCGTTGATGCGGTGTGACCACAAGTGTGCCACATAATCGGTGCCGTCACCGGTGACGTTGATTTGTATTCGTGGCCGCCATTTGCGGGTTACGGTGACATCGACGTTGGCGAATGGGATCGCGCATCCGCATACGGGACATCCGGCCATGATCGTGTCGGTTGTTTTTTCGGTGTTGATGGTGTGTTTCATCGTGTTCCCTCCATTGCTTTGCGAATTGAATGGACTTCGTATCGGCCACGGTGTTTCCGGATCGCACTTTTTTTTGATAACGCACGTAACCATCGGGATGTGACACCGCAATATTTGGCGGCCGCTTCGGGGTCCAACCATAATTCCGACATCCTCGAGGACGCCACGACGCGTAGCAACCGTTCCACCGGCCAATTGGTTTCACATGATCGGCAATACACGTGTCCATCGAAATCCTCGCCGTGGACTACCAATGTACGGCCACATTCGCCTTCGGTTGTGTCGGTGGGACATGTGACGCGCCATGCGTTTGGTGCGCGGTCGTTGGCGGCTTGGCGTGCATGTTCGGTCAATTGTTTGATTTCGTTGTTGAATTCACCGAACGCCGGGTGCCGTTGCGCGGCTTCGTCGATCCATGACATCAAAAACGCGATGATTCCGGCGATGGCGTGGTGTGGTTGTGTTCCACGGTTCCGCGATGCGGATGCTTCACCGTACGATGTCAATTCGAAAAATTCGCGCCAATCGATTTCCCACGCTTCCAACACGGTTACATATTCAAATGCGCCGATGGCATCCAACGCGTTGATGCGTACACCCAATGGTTGTTCGGTGGATCGACCTTCACCACCACGGCCGGGTATCAATTGCGCTTGTGACCGGTATTTTTGTATGTCGTTCAAATAACGTTTGGTGCGCGTCACGCAACGTTGGCATGTTTGTTGATCGCATTTGTTATTACATATGACGCAACTCATGGCATGTCCCGTTTCGGGTATGGTTTTTCGAACGGTGCTAATCGTTTCCGGATCGTTTTGCGTTGCGATGGTGTGCCGATGTTCACGACGTACAAATGTTTGGCCGTGTTCATGTTTTCGATTTTTTCGATTGTGTGGCCGGCTTGTGCCGCTATTTCACGCACCCTCGGCCACGCTTGCGTGCCGTACACGGATACAACCGTACGCGGGTGCATGGGAACGCCGTCATGTAAATAACCCGGTCGTGCGTCGGATATTCCGCAATAGATGGCGTTCAACGCTTGGTAGATGCCACCGTGATGGTTTTGGCCGGTGTCAGCGTACGAAAACAACCATTGCCATCCGCGTTGACGCCACAACGGGTAACAGGCCGCTATGGACCGTGACGCGGTGTTTTTGGGTGCGTCCGGGTGGCACACCACCCGGGATATTTCGTAGTTGCCGGGAATGTCATCCAAATTCAATTTTTTGGCCACGCCATGTGCGTTCGTGGCCGTGGACACGGTAACGATCGCAACCATGTCCGGCGCAAATACGCCATACCCGACGGTGCCGCCACCGGGTGTGCGGTGTGAATAGTGCCAATCGATCACCCAACGTTTGATTGTTTCGGGTGATACTTCACGGACGGTCCATTCATCGTTGGACCAATCCGGTGTTGGTTCATCGAACAATGCCATTTCGGTCATAGGTTCGCGGCTTTTCGACATAGTGCGCATCGGTTCTTCCCCCTTGGATCGCCGTGTTCACATGGTTCCGTGTATTGATCCATGATCGTCACGGGACCGGATGGTTTGATTTCGGTTGGTTGATCGTCCCACCGTTCACCGTTCAACCACGTTGACGGATGTGCGGTGAATTGTGGATCCCGGTGTTTATCGTCCCGGTATTTTTGTGCGCCGTTGATGATCACCGACGGATCGGTTTTGGTGATTGCTTTTTCCCACGCGTTGCGTGCGTGACCTTTGCCGACTTTGCGCGGGTACACGGACCAAAAATCATCAAATTGTGTAACGGCGTTACCAACGGCGTTACCAACGCGTTTCACAGGAGAGGAGTTCTTTCTTAGAGAAGTCTTATCTTGAGAAGATGCGCGATGACGTTCGACGCGTTGGCGTGTTCGCTCACGTTCGTGTTCAATTTTTTCGCGGGTGAATTGGTACACATCCCAATCGTGGAACACGTAGCCTTGGACGTGCGCCATCCATAAACCGGCGTTGATCAATTCGTTGGCATCGTCGGTGGTGCCTTGCAATATCGGCAACACATCACGTTTCACGACACCATCGGTCAAATGATTTCCGCAATAGGATCCGGCACGCACCCATAACGCCACCGCCGATTTCGATAACGCCAACGTTTTCGGGTGCGACCAAAACCCATCATCGACCCGGAACCATGTCATTGGATCACCGGCCGCATTCGTGATTGCCACGTGTCCAACCAATGTAATCACGCAATGCCGTTCCCGCCGTTGTAACGGTCCTGTGGGACATTTTGGTGTCGGTTTGGTCGTGGACCACCCGAAACCCGGTTATGCCGTGTGTGTCGTGCATAGCCACGATTCCGGCCATATCCGCTTTCACGGCCAATTGTCGCAAAATTGTCACCGGTTTATTCGGATTGGTCGTGGCTTCGATCGCGTACAACGGGATTTTGCACACCGGACATACACCCATCAAATCCACATCAATCGCCATCCACGATGACGGCAACACGTTCCGGTGCCAATCTTGAACCGTACGATCGTGGTACAACATGTGGTTACCAATTTCCATTGGCATTAGATCCTCCCAACAATTCGAGCACGTATCCAATCCGAAACGTTCATCCCCGATTCGGCAGCCGCTTCACGTATCAATTTTTCGTCAGTTTCGGAAACCCGAAACGACATCATCACAATTTTGTCACGCACAATTTCACCCCCGATCAAAATGGAATTTCGCCGGTGTCATCCGGCACGAATGGCGTGGACCACGGATCCGGTTGCGCACCGTTGTCGGCCGGTGGTTGCGGCACACCACGATCAACACGATTCACTGTTGCCGACACTTGGAACAAATCAACACCAACATGATCGGCCGCGACTTCCCACACCGTTCGGTTGTTGCCTTCCTTGTCCTCGTATTTCCGGGATTTCATTTTGCCGGTGACAATGATCCGATCACCCTTGCGCATTGATTCCACAATGTTTTCGGCCATTTGTTTGAACGCCGATACGTTCCAATAGGTCACGTCAATGTCAATCCATTTGTTCGTGTCCTTGTCGAATTTGCGACCGGACGTGACAACCGTGAACGATGCCACCGCGTTACCGGTAGCGGCGAACCGCAATTCCGGATCCTTGGCAAGCCGGCCGGTCAATGTGATGGGACTACTCATGCGATTTCCTTTCGTCGATGTTTCGCTATTTGTGCCGCCCAACGTCCACCCCAAATGCCGTGTTGAATTGATGGATCATTCAACGCGTATTCGTAACATTGACGTTGCACGGGACACCGTTTGCATATTTCAATGGCGCGTTTGAACGCCATGTGATTGTCATTCGAATTTCCGTAGTCCGGGAAAAACGGGTCATGTCCGATTTCCCGGCACAACGCATCATTCACCCATTGCATTTCCATATCCCCCTTCGCGTAGCAACCGGACGGCCACATGTAACGGCATGACCACCGGCCAATCATCAATGCGTTTCGGACCGAAACCGTCCGGTCGAATGATCGCCAATGGTACTACACCATCACCCGCACGTTCGGATTGTTGACGAATCGTTCCGGTCAAATCTAGTTTCCGTCGCGCTTTGCATTCAACGTCGATGCCGGGGATGCCGGTGATGTCGGATCCCGGACGGCCAGCACCGACCGGTTCCGCGTAAGGCCAACCGTGCGTGCGCAAATAGTCGGCCGCGATCCGTTGCGTTTCGTACCCACGATGTTTGCGGTGTTGACTCATTCCGGCATCCCTTCGACATCATTCAAATAACGATCGCGTTCCCATGAATGCCGTGACCAACCTTCGGCCTCGGCAATCGCGGGATGTTCGGTGATGTATTGATGGCATTGACGGCACAACGCCACCAAATTCCGTGGGTCCAATATCGAACCGCCACGAGCGCGTGACACCACTTCGTGAATGTCAACGGATCGTGCCGCATGGCAACGTTCGCACATAGGTTTTTCGTCCAACATTTGTTGAACCAATGTGCGCCGTTCACGGTATTTCCGTTCGGTTTTTTTAGAACGGAACCGCATCCGAATCGATCCGATCGAATTGTTGCGCGTAGCGTTCGGTCATGTCGTTGACGTATTGGGAAATCAATTCCCGCTTGAATCGTCCACGGGTGCCGACCGGGTGGCCGTTGGCGCGTGCGTATTCCCGAATGCGTTTCGGGTCTTGATCCTCCGGTGCCAACACCGACAACACTTGCTTTTGCCATTCGGACATGTGGTTTCCAATCATGTGTATTGGCCAGCCGCTTCGGCCGCGAATTGATGACGCAATGCTGCCGACACGGTTTGACCGGTTGATATTTGGTTACGCAACGTATTGATGCGTTCCTTGCACGCACGATGTTTGGCAACCGCCAATTCGTACGCCAAGCGTTCATTTTGTGTTTCCAATGTTGCGAGATGTTTGCGCACGTCAATCGGACCTTCGGCCATGACGAATGCGCGTGCGTATTCGACTTCGAATGTTTGTTTCGCACGGACCGCCATTTCATCCAATTCCGCTATTTCGATTGTGGCGGCATCCAACATCCGGGACACTTCACCCAACCGTTTGATGACATCGATTTGATTAGTATGCATATCGGTTCCCGTGGTCGGTGTGGCATACGTCAATCATCCACGCACCACAATCGGTGCAACGTCGAACGGTGCCGTCTCCCCGCAACGGTCCGTACGGATGTACGTTTTTCCGTTCGGGTTCCGGCGATGTGCTTGGGGTTTCCGGCATCGGTGACGGATCCGGTTGCGTCGGCACGGGTCGTTGCCGTGAACGGCGCATGTATTTTTGCCGTGCGTGCCACGACATGCGTTGCCAATCGGCCGGGTCAATCATCGTCCGGCTCCGATAGGTCACGCACCGCACCGCATTCCCCACACACCCATAACAATTGTTGCGTGTCGATGGTGCGGAACAAACGCCGTGCATAGCACCGCCAACAAAACATCATGTGCGCCACATCAACCATTGGATTGGTTTTTCATATGTTCACGTAGGATCATCCCCATCAATTTTTTGCCGGCTTGTTCCCGCCGATCCTCATTTTCCCATTCAATGCGTTTCCGTTCATGTTCGATCCACCGCGCTTCGGCGCGTGATTCCAGCAAGGAAATACCCCACGATGCACCCCACCGCGATAGATCCTCCACCGATGTAAATCCATCGCCGTACAAATCGGCCGGCTGGATCCCTTCGGTTCGCAACAACACACGCAGTTTTCCGAGTTGCCGCAACGTACATTGATATTTGTCCCATCCGATAAACCTCACATCATTCAATGGCGGAACGTTCGCCGGATTGTTCGGTGTCATAATTCGCACCCCAATTCCAAATCCAACAAACGTTGCGCGATGTCCAACATGACTTCAGTTCCAACGAGGATTTCAAACACTTCCGCGCCGTCACCGTATTTGGATTGATGTTGCAATTTGTCCGTGCAATCCCGCACCAATTCTTCAACCGTTGTCGGCCGTCGTAAATCGAAATCTTTCATGCTTCCCCCTCGTCGGATCCGGGGACGTAGTTTTCCCCGAACGCGGCGCGATCATTGCCGCGTGCATCATTCGCATGGTTCCAACAAAACGTTCGTTGCACCATCCCTTCGGGTAACGTGATGAACCAATATTCGGTCGGTCGTTCCGCGCACCCGGACCACATGCACATCATTTCAATTCCTTCCGGCGACCTTGGAACATCGACAACAATTCGGCACGCACGTCATCGGGTAGTTGGAATTGGTTGATTTCGTCACCCAATTTTTTCAATTGGAATTGGTTTGCCGCCACGTTGATGCGTGCCGTCCAATCCACAATTTGTTCGTCGGTCGCGGCCGGACGCAATTCGACTACGGAAGCCGGTACGTGATCATCATCCGGCACCGGTTCGGTTTCTTCCTTGCGCCACAAATCCAACGCCACACCAAACCGCATAGCAGCATTGCGGATCGCGTTACCGATCGCACCCTTCGTACGGTCGTATCCGTTGCGACCTTGTGGTTCGCCGTACCCCAATCGGGTCACACCGCACACCGTTAGTTTGATCCAAAAACCACCACGTTCATCGAACGCCGGTAATCCATTCGCGTCCATCGCCAACGGTTCCCACGTCCACGATGGATCCACCGCCAACAACCGGTCGGTGACATCGGCATGTCCGACGTAGTGCAAATCCTTCCCTTGCACCGTCATTTTTTGAATAACCGGTTTGGGGAACGCTTCACGCAATTGCGCGTATTGTTCGTTGTTCATCGTGATTCCTCCACACAATCTTTGATTCGTTTTCCAATGGTCATTGCATGTCGTGGCGACCAGTGGTGCGCACCATGCAACGTTTTGCGTTTGGGGAATGGATTGATCATTACCCAAAACATTTCATCCTGCACGTAACGTGGTGCCTTGAACGGCCGTACACCTACCCATTCCGGGTAATCCGCTTCGGCCGCGTAGTGATCCCACGTGGTTTGAATCCATTGCGCGGCACCGGATCCGTATGGACCATCGGCACGCCACCGTCCCCGCGATTCACGCCAATAAATGCATTTACGCACCGGTTCGAATTCGGATTCGTAGTGCCATCCACGGTATTGGGAATCGGGGATGTCATTCGGACCGGCTGCAGCCATGGCCATGAACGCTAGGGATTCAATCATTTGTTCAACCTTTCAATTTGGTATCGGCGCAACGTCGTTTCCGTTGACACCAAACGTCGTTCGAAATCATCGCAACGACGGCGCAACCAATACCGGGATTCCCGCAACATCCGGATTTGATGTGCGGCACGAACGTTGGCAATCGAATAACCGATGAAGCCGGCCGCCAACGTCCACAACGTACACATGATCAACGTACCCATTAGTTTCCTCCCATCGGGTACGACCGGGGGACGATGGCAGGACCGTCCCCCGGTCTCTAATCGCAACCGAACCATTCGGTCGTGTCGTACACGGTACACCCGGACCCCGACAATCACCACGGTATGACACGCCGGGAACAAAAAAAGGATCCCCCGGTGGATCGGGGGACGAATCAACACCGGGGGATCATGTGGGAGGAAACCACACACACGCAACATACACTACGCGGCACTATCAAACGACACTATGGGGATTGCTCGAACCATTCCGATAGATCCTCATAAACATCCGGCGCACGTTCCATGTGCGCGGCGAAACCCATCGGTGGCCGTTCCGGTTCATCCTCGGCACCGGACCCCAAAGCCACCGCTATCGACGCCGTTGACCGGATCAACGCGTGTATTTGCCGGCTTGTCATATCCACGCCACGCAATTTCACGGACACGTCACCGACCGTCACGGTTACGTCCATGGCCGTCCCAATGCTTCGGCCAACGCCACGTACCCGATGCCATCAACGTAATTGTCGCGGTGGTATGTGTGGGATGCGCGGGACAATTTGACCATGGCCATCATCACGGCCACGTCGTGCGCCGACACGTTTTTGCCTAGCCACGCCGACCATAGTTGCGCGATCCGTCCAAGGTTCCGGTCCGGGGATCCGTACGAATCATGCCGGTCACCCATGATGGCGGCCGTGGCGTCGGACAATAGTGATGGATCAATCATTGTTCCCCAATCGTACAAAACGGACATTTGGTGCGTGACATAATCGTTATCAAAATTTTGGGTAAATACCGGGATCCGGCCAAAAATCGTGTATCGTTAGCGATGTAATACAAACGATCGGGAGGAACCGACATGAACACCACGACCCATTGGCGCAAAATCGGATCCGCGCACATGCTGGCCGATACATATTCCACGATTTACATCAAGCGCATTGGACGCGCATTCCATTTGATCGCACGCAACCCCAATCCCATCCAAGGTGGATGGCTCACGTTGGGTATCTACCCGACACTACGTGACGCCAAAACCAACGGATCCGCATTGATGGACGTGACGCCATGAACGAACCACGAGTGATTGCGCACGGTGAATACGCCGACGAACACGGAACGTTTTGGTTGTGGCCGGTGGATGGTTATTACGACATCCACCACACGCTACGCGGCATGGATCCGGATGGATCCGATGTCATCAGCGAATTCCACTTGACGGTTGCGGATGCTCGCAAATGGGTCCGGGAAATCGTTGCAACAAATCAATTCATCAAATCGTGGACGGAGTCGGCACGATGAAATACGCCAAAACCTACAAAAACAAAAACGAAGCACGCGCCGAATTGGAACGACGCCGTGACGCCGGTGAACACGTCGTGTTGGATGCGTACATCCACAACGGCACCATCGGGTATTTCATCCGGGAGGTGGCCGCATGACCCGCGCCCGCTACTACGACGAGTGCGCCGAGTGCGGCGCGGATGCCGACCACGACCAAATCGACGGGGTGTGGTTGTGTAAGGCGTGCGCCGCGTTCCACGGTCTCGAGGTGACGTCATGATCATTTCAAAAAAAGCAACCATGGCTTTGGTCAACATTTGCATCGGTAATGCGCATCTAGTCACCCGGCAAATGATGGACCGATTGAACGCCGATAAATTAGTTGATTTCGAACCGTGGAACGGTGGTTGGAATTTGACCGAACTCGGCTACGACGTCATGTTGCAAGCGACCGACACCAACTAGGAGGAACCACAATGGACATTGACATCCACGTGCCAACCGAACACGCCGACACCATCGTGATCGCCGTAGACACCGACGCCGGAATGTCGATCGGATGGAAACGATTCAAATCAATTGGGGAATTCAAATACGAATGGTGTTTCCAATTGGAACACGATGACGCCGTGGCGTTGTACGAATGCCTCCGGTACGCATTGGAATTGACTGCCGACGATCCGGAGGATTTGCCATCATGAAACGCCAATTCGTCACCACCGAATTTGAAATGTCCCACGGCAAAACGCCACGCGGATACGGGTCATGGGGATTCGCGCCATACACATTCGTGTACCAAATGCACGAAATCCCATGGGACGAAATCGTGTGGTCCACCGGCACGTACACGGCCGCCAAACGGGACGTGGCACAACGCCACCCGGACGTGCGCGAATGGATCGTGTTGCCGTAGATAAACGAAAACATCCCCCCGGCCAAAACCGGGGGGATTTTTCTATGCCGGACGGGTTTCCCCGGACCGCATGATTTTGTTCCATGCACCACAAACACAAATCATCTTTGGATACTTTGCGGTTTTGGTGAATACCGCACCCGCAGGAACAAGCTCAGGCGAACCGCACGCGTAACACCTAGACGGGTCACCGCTCAGCAAACCAAAGTGCGGACCCTTCACCCACGATTTCACTTGCGTGAACAGTTGCTCCGTGATCACTACGTCTTGCTTGTTATACCGCTTGAACTCATCCCACGCTTTACGCTCACCCGCAAGCACACGAGTCCACAACGACATACCACCCGTGTCCAACTTAGTATCCGTGCCAAGAGACTCAGTAACGAAACCGAGCTTGTTGCTCATGAACTTAGCGCGAGACCGAAACACCTTAAGCAAATCAATATCAACCCACGGACTCGGAGGACCCCACCCGAGCAGCATCCACTCACGCTGAAGATGCGGAACGTCAAACTTCACACCGTTGTAGGTTATAACCGCGTCAGCCTCATTAAACAAATCCCACGCATACTGAAGGAACTGTTCCTTCCCGTGGTGATATTCCGACCCGAACAAAACGCGCTTCTCGTGATACCACTTAGCCGCGAAACACAACACCCGGCTTGGCTCAATCACCTGAGACGTAGCAACGTTCTGATCCCACAACCCCCACACATACGCGACAGCGGGAGCCGTCTCAATATCAAGGGTCAGGACTTTAGGTTGCCGGTTTAACTTATCCGCGAGACCCACAGGAACACGCACCCTTTCGGTGAAGCTCAATCACCTTCATGGAAACTTCGTGTCCCTCCGACTTCAGAATGTCACTCAACTGTTGATTGCTCAACCGACCCGATTCACCGCGGTTAATAGCAAGCGCAGCAAGGAAAGCGTCACGATCCTTAACAGACAGAACCTTCAGCAACTCATTAACCGCACAAGGCTTGGAAGTCTTGTACGGCTCCGCGTTTGTGATTTTGTCGGCCAGACTCACAACCGACCCTTAGGGTGTTCCTTCACAAACTGACGAATAAGCATCGCCGCGACAGTCGGCTTACCCTTATTCCTGCGAGCAATCCCAATCACCTGATGCCACCACTCAACGTCTTGTTGAACGTCAATCTTGCGGCTAGTCCAATCACGGTGCCTGAGGACCCGCGACACCGGCAGGGAACCCGCACCCCGCTTCATAGCGTTAAGCAACGCCGCCGATAGTAGAGCAGTAGAGATGACTTGATTAACGGTCATGCCTTCAGGCGTGCCGTCGATCTTGCGGGACGTTCCTAAGGATTCGATTTCGATTCCCCAAAGTCTTGAGTTCCCCTGATCTTTGGGAATCAACACATCACCGCGCCGCTTAGGGAACACCCACGGACCACCCGCACCCGCGTGATACGCACCCACACCCGAACACACATGAACCCTGCCGTCACGAGCCACAAGGAAATGAGCAGCTCTCACCGGACGATACGGATTCGTGTAACAGATATACCGCAGCGAATCCCTACCCGCCGTGTGATGCAACATCACACCCTCAAAATCCGACCGACCCTTATACGGATCAATACGAGCCGAATCCCAATCAGCAACATACCGGGTCTTAACGCCGTACCGCTTCAACTTAAACCGCAAACGTTTAGGTCGAACCTTCACGACTGATCCTCCCGAATGAACGACGGTGACTCGTGATCCCCAACACCCGTAGCAACAATGCTCATCAGCACAGACAGGAACGCAGCCATACCCGCAACGCTCGCCGTCTGCACCCAATCAACCGACAGAATCCCCGCAACATCCGTAGACAGCAAAGCGATCACGGCTTGAGCAGCTGTACGAATAGCACGCTCTACCGCGCCTTTCCAGAACTTGCCTTCCCACATGACTTACCTCCGGTCCATATGCCAATCAATGTGATCATCAAGTTTACCCTGAATGTGCCGCAAATCCTGCTCTATACGATTTAACGAATCCCGGGTTGAAGTTCCCCCATTAGGTTTAAACTCCTTCTGCATCGCCATGTTCGCACGGATCAACCAGACTAGACCACCTAGCACGGCGCTCAAAATAGCAAGCACACCGACAGTCAAACCGATAACTTCTGCGGGATTCATTCATTCTCCAATACGGATCAAACGCCGCGCAGGGAACGGGTTATTAACGAGTATGTTGGGTATAAGCCAAGAAAGCAAGCAGTTTCGGCACGTGCTCAGGTGCGAGCAGTTGTATAGAGGTTGCTCAGCCTCGGCCTGTCCAGCGAACCGGAGCAGGTGGGTGTCACCGGATCCCAGTAGGGTACA